CTTAAACTCTAATTATGGCCCGCCAGTGATTGAGCATTTAAAAACTCTCCCGGTAGAAGATAAGCCTAAATTTGTTATATGTAATGACACAGCAAGTCAAATGAAATCAGATGGAACGTGGGCGTTTGTTGATGAAATATACGAACCCCAGTTTGCAGAATTAGGTGTACCGCTTGTGCATCTTAGAAATGAGGATACCTCTTGGGACAGGTGGGCTCTATATTGGGAAATTTATGCGAAACAACATATTGAAAAGTTTGACAAAGGCGTTTACACTGTTTACTCAGCTAACTTTAATTCTGGATATGGCGCGCTAAATATGCTGTTAAGATACCCAATTAAAGAATTAGCTGTATTTGGGTTAGATTTTTACAACACGGGCACACCGCAGACAGATGAAGGCAAGTATACCAAACAATATACAGATACATATGGATCTTCGGGAACACCAAATGGCCCAGACAAAGTTTTACACGACCAATTATCACAAATGATGCATTGTAAAAATGTTTTATTAAAAGATAAGAGATTTAAACTTGACAAACCGGTACTTAACATGTTAAATTCTACTAGTGTATCAATGCGTATCAAAAATTTCATTTTGTTACCAAAATTTAAAAACGAGACAAGGTAATGGGAATAAAGACTAATTCAGATAGCGATCTTGTTAATGTCCTTAAAAACGATGGTGTAGGACATTCAGAGCTAGTAAAATATGAAAACTGTTCAACAGTTAATTTAAAAGACCTTCGTGAGGATCTAGGAATGGGTTCTTGGGCAGTTCGTATCGCATACAACGAATTGTTTGGTGGTGTTGTCATCCAACAACAACCCGGCGAAGGAAACCGTAAACACTTTCATCCAGATGCAGACGAAAACTGGGTAATCTTGGATGGTGAGTGGGAATGGTGGAGCGAGGGTATAGGAACCCAACGAGTTAAAAAGAACGATATTATTGTTGTTCCCAAAAATACATGGCATCACATCAAATGTGTAGGTGACGGTCCCGGTGTTAGATACGCTATAACAAGACCAGATGTAAATCATGTATACGAAGATGAATGATATAAATTTCAATTTTTTAGGCAAGACGGCAATAGTTTTTGGCGGTAGTAGGGGGATCGGTAAAGAAGTTTGCCGGCAACTTGCTGCCGCTGGTTGCGTTGTATATAATGCGTCGAGAACTTCTGCTAATTTGCACCTAGTGAAGGATCTTAGGTGTGATTTAACTAATATAGAAAATATACAATACATTTTCTCTAAACTTGATGAAATTGATTTCGTAATTAATGTTGCTGGCACCAATCTTTGCGAGCCGATAGATTGTATCGATACTGATGAATGGGATCGAGTAATGAATATCAACTTAAAATCATTTTTTGTAATCTGTAAAGAAGCAGTTAGCTTAATGAAAAGACAAAATTATGGTAGAATAGTTAATGTATCATCTATTGCTGGAAGAAATAAAAGTATCGTTAGTGGAGTACATTATACCTCCAGCAAATATGGAATCATTGGTTTAACAAAGCAGCTTGCAAATGAAGTATCAAAACATAATATACTGGTCAATTGCGTGTGTCCGAGTCAAACTATGACGGAAATGCTGCAGGAATCAATGTCTGAAGAAGCAATTGCAGAATTAGAGGCAAAAATTCCAATTAGGAGGATTGCCACTACCACAGAACAGGCAATGCCGATCTTGTTCCTATGCTCAAACGCAGCGTCTTATATAACTGGCGCAGCTATTGACGTTAATGGAGGACAGTTTTAATGCATAGAGACATTGATATTAATGTTTTAATTGCTGTTAGAGGCGGTTCTAAGCGTGTTCCTCGCAAGAATATCCGACCTTTTGGGGGTTCTAATATGTTAACCCTCAAAGTCGAGCAAGCGCTAAGACTGCGCGATGTTAATAAAGTCGTAGTAACTTCTGATGATGATGAAATGCTTCAGATTGCAGAGGACTTGGGCGCTTATCCCATGAAGAGAGATCCTTTCTACGCTAGTGATACGGTACCTATGGGGGATGTATACGTGCATCTTGCCACTAGCCTGGAATGTAAAGATATTCTCTGGACTCCAGTGACGAGCCCATTGGTGACTGATGAAACTGTACAAGAATGTATCGATATTTACAAACGTGAAGCAGACTACGACTGTGTTGTTACCACAAATATTATCAAAGAGTATATGTGGTTAGATGGGAGAGCGATAAACTACGATCCTAAGAATCACCCAAGGTCACAGGATCTACCAGATATATATGCCCTAAACTTTGCAGCAAATATTCTACCTCGTGAGATTATGATTAAGAACAAAAACATTCTAGGCGATAAGTTTTATCCTTATATGCTAGATGAAGTGGAAGCGGTCGACGTTGATACTGAGTTTGAGTTTATGTTGGCAGAAATTTTATACGAAAAAATGAGAAAAAAATGAAAAATTTAAAAATATTTATCGTGACATATAGAAGAACTGGAGTATTGAACGAAACTCTTGATAGACTTTTTAACAAGACTGACTTTAGTTCAATACCAAATACCGAGGTCAATATAATAAACAATCACTCTGAGTTTGAATTAAACGCTGAGTTTGTTGACAAAGTAAACGTAATTCACAACAGTACTCGACCCGATTGGGATACCGGCAACTTAGCACGCAATTGGAATGAAGCACTGTTACACGGATTTAAAGATCTGAAAGACCCAGATGCCAAGATTGTTGTTACAATGCAAAATGATATTGTTCTTAATCCAAACTGGGCCACTAATTTGCTCAAGATGCATCAAAAATATAATTTTATTACTGGCCAACTTGGTGATAATATTGTCAGCTATACCGCCGACGCAGTAAAAAAGATTGGCATGTGGGATGAAAGATTCCTTACACCAGCTAACAAAGAAGCGGATTACTATATCAGAGCGTTAATTTATAACAAAGAACATTCACTTATCAATGACAAGATTCACGGGCGCCTGCTGAATGCACACGACGCGCTTGAGTTAGACACATCGGACTACAGAGGCGGCGAGTCGGATTGGCGCACTGCTAAGTCAAATAACGACTCAAAAGAAGGTTGGTACCATACTTCGCAGATCTTTTATTGGAAATGGAAAGATACTTGGAAACAACAGCCAAGCTACTACGGTTGGTTAACTCGATGGAGCAAAGACTTTGTAGAAAACCCACCAAGCCCACCCAAGGTTCCTAGTTTTGTACAGTATTACTATTTTGAAAAAGACATTGAATTGTCTGGTAAGAATTATGTAGGCTGGAGAGAGGGTGATATGTGGCTTGACGCGGATAAGTGTTACGATATAGACAAACATCCTTTTAAAAGTGGAGAGAAATTTAGAAATGGTTAAATTAGTAGTATTTGATTTAGATGGCGTCCTTGTAGATGCCCGAGAACTTCACTATGAAGCTCTCAATTTAGCATTACGAGACATTGACGAACGTTATGTTGTAAACAGAGCAGAGCATCTGTCAACTTACGATGGACTTTCAACAACAAAGAAATTGCAAATGCTCTCAGACAAGAAAGGGTTACCAGAAGAGTTTCATACAACCATCTGGAAAGCTAAACAACAAAAGACAGTTGAGATAATTGACAATTTTGAATATGATCATAGAATCATTAAGGTTCTTAAAAAACTAAAGCTTGATGGTTACACCCTAGCATGTGCGACTAATTCAATCAGAGATACAGCTAAGTTGCAACTTATTAGAAGAGGATTCTTTGAACACATTGACTTTCTTTATTCTAACCAAGATGTCACAAAGCCAAAGCCTAGTGCTGAAATATATATGAAATGTATGTTGAGGGCTAATGTTGACCCTCACGAAACGGTAGTAATTGAAGATTCGCATCACGGTCGCAAAGCAGCAATTAATAGTGGTGCACACTTATGCGCTGTAAAAAATAGTAGCGATGTAACTTATGAGAAAATTAAAGAAACTATTGACAAAGTAAATCGAAAACAAAATGTAAGACCTAAATGGCAAGGAGGTAAAATGAACGTACTAATACCAATGGCCGGCGCCGGCTCTCGGTTTCAACAAGCAGGGTATACTTTCCCTAAACCGCTTATTGAGGTTAGAGGCAAGCCAATGATTCAACTTGTTGTTGAGAATTTAAATATCGATGCTCGCCACATCTTCGTGGTGCAGAAAGAGCACTATGAAAAATATAATTTGAAACATCTTCTCGGTCTAATTTCACCTGGATGTGAGATAGTGCAGGTTGATGGCATGACTGAAGGTGCAGCCTGCACAACTTTATTAGCAAAAGAATTTATTAATAATGATGAGCCACTCATCTTTGCAAATTCAGATCAGTTCTTAGATTGGGATAGCAATGAGTTTATGTACTCTATGGAAGCTGACGAAGTCGATGGAGGGATGTTAACGTTTACAGCAACACACCCCAAGTGGAGTTTCGCCAAACTCGATGAACAAGGGTTTGTATCCGAGGTTGCAGAGAAGAAACCCATCAGCGATGTTGCTACTGCTGGAATTTATTATTGGAAGCACGGCTCTGATTATGTAAAATATGCAGAGCAAATGATTAAGAACAATGTCAGGTTTAACAATGAGTTCTACGTCTGTCCTGTTTTTAATGAAGCGTTGGAAGACGGTAAAAAGATTAAAACATTCCACTTTGATGGGATGTGGGGTATCGGAACTCCCGAAGACTTAGATTACTTTAACAAGTTTCAAGGAGTATAAATGGACTTAAAAGAACTGGAAATTGTAGACACCTCTCAAAATTTATATGATTTTTTCAATGGGTTTATTCTTAGCCCCGATACCAAAGTATTTGGTAAGTTATTAGCTAGAACACTTTTAGTAGATCAAGTTAAAGACTTACCTGGTGATATTGTTGAGTGCGGAGTGTTTAAAGGCACCGGAATGCTCACTTTCTTGAAAATAAAGCGCTTTTTGTGCCCCAATAGTGGTAAAAAGGTGGTTGGATTTGACTTTTTTAACTCTGAAAAGTTGATTGAGAGCTTGTCTGGTATTGATAAAGAGGCTATGGGTACCCTGTTTGACAAACGAGGTTACAAGCATGAAGACAACCAAACACAATTATTTGGCGATTTTGTAAAGAATTGCGGGTTTGAAGACCACGAATTTGAACTGGTGGCTGGAGATATTACTAAAACTGCCCACGACTATGTTAAAGAGCGTCCTGGATTTAGGATCTCACTGCTCTACATTGATTTGGACTTAGATGTTCCTACCTACGAAGCACTCACTGCTATGTGGGATAGAGTTGTTAAGGGGGGCATTGTAGTATTTGACGAGTACGCTTTTCATAAATGGTCTGAATCTGCAGGAGTAGACCGATTCTTCGCCGATAAAGACGTACAAATTAAGACATTAAATTATATATGCCCCACAGCTTATGTGGTGAAGAAGTGATTTTAATCGCACACAGAGGTAATCTGACTGGCCCAAACCCTGAGATGGAAAATAATCCACTTTATATTGACAGAGCCCTTGAAAAAGGTTATGATGTTGAAATAGACATCCGAGGTTCCTTTTATACTAAATTTTATCTTGGCCATGATGAGCAACAATATATGGTTTCACCTGAATGGCTTTTTGAAAGAGTAAATAATCTTTGGCTGCACGCAAAAGATATTCAAGCACTCCATTCACTAACGCAGCAGGTATCAAATTTCAATGTGTTTTGGCATCAAGATGATTTTTATACAGTAACAACCAAAGGATTTATATGGACATATCCAGGTCACACTCTAACACCAGAGTCCATCTGTGTTATGCCAGAGAAATTTGATGGCTTGTATACTGAACAGCAATTAAGAAACTGCGCTGGAATATGTACAGACTTTGTGGAGAAATATAAGTGAAGCTTTCCTGGCAACAAATACCATCTACAATTATTTCTGAAATGCTTTGCGAAGATTTTGATGGAGTAGTTTTAGATACAGAACATGGGTGTTACAATAACGAAACCCTGCACAACTGTATACAGATTATTACGGCAAAAAACAAAGTGTGTTTGGTTAGACTCACAGAGATCAATAAAACACTCATTAGAATGTGCTTAGATGCCGGCGCCAGTGGTTTAATATTCTCAACTGTCGAGGATGCCTCACAAGCCGCCGAAATAAAAGACCTGTGTACCTACCCCAAATATGGTGGTTCTCGCGGCCTAGGGCTTGTGAGACAAAATAAATGGGGATATTCCACACTTGTTAACAAACCGCCAATTATTGTTGCCCAGATTGAGACAAAAAGAGCGCTTCACAATCTTGAAGAGATATATGCACAAGGTCTAACTCACTATATGATTGGACCATATGATCTATCCGCTAGTTTAGGTGTGACAGCAGAATTTAACAATCCTACATTTTTAGAGGCGATTGAAAGAATCAACAGTGTAATTACTGACCCTACCAAGATGGCGGTCCATATACCAACCGATGTAGATAAACATATTGACAAATACTCAGAATATGGTATAATTGCTGTAGGTATGGATACCACAATCTTATTAGAGGGATACAAGGAGTTAAAATAAATGCTTAATTTTGAAAACATAGGTGACAAATTTGTTCAAGTTGTTCACACAACTGAGTGGGAGCAATTACAAGAGAAATATAATCAATGTGATGACATATACGTCTTAGGTCACGGCGGTAACATGGCTGTGGCTGATCACGCTGCAGTCGATATGACTCGCTTGTCGAACGGAACCAAGAACGCAATCTGTCCTAGTTCTGGCGTCGTCGCGACGTCGTACATTAATGATACTAGCTTTGAGCAGTGGATGGTAAATTGGCTAATAGCGAGAACATCAACACGTACTGCACCTCAAATGAAAAAGTCATTGGTGCTTGGAATTTCCTCATCTGGAAATTCTATAGATATTCTTAAGGCTCTTCAATGGGCTCAGGCCAACGGTATGCAGGTAGCTATGTTGACCTCCAAGGATATACCTATGCAGATTGATGAATTGACGAAAGTTGTGCTTGGAGCAGATTATTATCACACTGCAGAAGTATTGACCTTGTTACTTACTTACCAGCTTACACATGGCTCCGGCAATGTGTGTCCGCCAATTGGTAGCAATGATCCAGAAGGCTTAAAAAACCTTAACTGGAAAGGTGGGAAGATTCGTGAACACAGCTATCCAGATGAACAAATTAATGTTGGAATTGATTTCGATAAAGTTATTCATAAGTGCTCCAAGGGTTACTATGACGGGACAATATATGATGACCCAGTAGAAGGAGCCTATGAGGCTCTAGAAAAACTTTCTAAGCGATACACAGTTATTGTTTATACTTGTAAAGCCAAGCCTGACCGCGGCCTAGTTAGTGGTAAGACTGGTACTGAATTGGTCTGGGAGTGGTTGAAAGAGCAGAATATGGCACAGTTTGTTAGCAAAGTAACTGCTGAGAAACCAAGAGCAAGATTTTATATTGATGATAAAGCAATCCGTTTTACCGATTGGGATTCTGCATTTGATATGATTGAGGAAATCGATGGCTAACTGCTTGGTAACTGGCCACAAAGGGTACATAGGATCCAAGTTGTTTGCAAGACTTAAGCAACTAGGTCATAGTGTTTATGGCATTGATATAGAGTCACAAGTAACATCGGAAAAATTAGATATTCGCTGGCACCTGTTCGATAACGAAAAGAACTTTAGTCACCTTAAATTCAAGCCAGAATACATTTTTCATTTGGCCGCTAAGCCAAGTGTGCAGTGGAGCGTAGAGAATCCTTCTGACTCATTGAACCATAATGTATTAGGTTCCTCTAGGGTGCTTGAATATGCTAAGTTGGTTGGCGCCAAGAGAGTGATATTTGCTAGCTCCGCAGCTGCTCAGATACCTAGTAGCCCCTACGGTGCTCACAAAAGAATGACTGAGCTAGAATGCGAAATCTATAGTGCTTTGTACAATATAGATACCGTATCCTTGAGATATTTTAATGTATATTCGGAAGATCAAAAATACGGTGGGGCGTACTCAACTGTGATATCTGCATGGTTAGAGAAAATAAAGAACAATGCGCCATTACGATTAGATGGTGATGGTATACAAACAAGAGACTTCATTCATGTAGATGATATTGTAGATGCTAACTTGCACTGTATGAATTATAAACACAATTTTAATGGTCAAGTTTATGATGTTGGCACCGGCCAAGCCCACACCCTTAATGAAATAAAAGACTATATCGACAATGTATTTGATGTTATTTGGGATATGCGACCGTCACGTGATGGGGACATAAAAAATTCTAGGGCGGACACATCGAGCTTAGATGGAATAGGCTGGCGCGCCAAAATTGATTTAAAAACTGGTTTACGGAGATGTATTGCAAGTGTCACATAAAAATGATATAAGAGTAGGTGATCTAGTTAAGTGGTATGAAACTTACTCCGATATTAATATTGTCCGCGATTACGGTTCTGGCACAGTAGTAAAAAAACAAAAAGTTACCAACCCTTACGATCCTTATGGAACGGTTAGGTATTGGGTACACTGTCACAAATTAGGTGACGCTAAATGGTTTGTTAAACCATATATTGAAAAACACAATAAAGGAGAACAAAATGAAACTTAACAATGAAAACGAAACTCAACAATCAAGCTTAAAGTTATCTAACCAGGCTCTCGGAGCAGTTATGATGGCTTTACAAGAATCACTGTTGAACGAAATGGATATTGTACCAATTTTGAAAGGTTTTGAGTTAGTAAACACAGAGCAGGGTTTGATAGTATCTAACCCACCAACTGTACGCGTTTCTAGTGAACAGAAAATTACTGAACAAGACCTACTCAACATGGTAGAATAATTGAGAAATGCCACGTTACATATATTTTTGTGAAAGTTGCCAAGTTGATTTTACTGTATTTCACGGAATGAATGATAAACAAGATATTTGCATTGAGTGTCAATCTGATAAAATCAAAAAGATGCTCACAAAGCCAATTCACTTATCAAAGAAGAAAGAGAAATCAACTGGTAACTTAACAAAAAAATATATTGAAGAAAATAGAGAAATACTAGAAGATCTTAAAAAAGGATCTAAAAAAAATTATGACTGAACTTGAAATTATATTAGCGATTACAACAACATTTAGTGTGCTGTTAAACATTGGTGTTTTTGTTTATGCTCGCTCTGCTATCTCAAGGCTTTTGTATGTTTCAGAAGAACTTGGAGATTTAAAGACAATGATTGATTCATTCTCCGAACACGTCTCCAGTCTATATCAGATGGAAATGTATTATGGCGATCAAACTTTGCATGGCTTAGTTGATCACGCGCAATCTTTCAATGAGCAACTTGAGACTTTTGAATTTATCTATTCTTTGACTGAAGCGGGCACTATAGCCGAGGAACCAGAAGAAATTGACAATGAACAAGCAGCAACAGCCTAAACCAATAGTTAGAAGAAGACGCCGACGAAAGAAGGGTAGTGCCAAAAAAAAGAACCACTACTTTACCCAGGTTCATGAAGATGCAATTATTAGGTATACAATCACTAATTGCAGACAAGAAAGAACTCATCTTTATGTAACATATATCCAGCCTGCGTTAGGTGAAATGGTTGACAAGATTGTGTTTACGTACAAGTTTACCAATTTGCCCAATATCGATTACTTACGCGATGAGTGTAAAATTTGGTTAATGACCATCTTAGATAAATACAACCCGAGTAAAGGTTCAAAAGCCTTCTCATACTTTTCAGTTATTACTAAGAATTGGTTTATCAACAAGGTTAAAAAACAACAGAAGCAGCGCGAGAGAGAAGTTGACTATGACAACATAGCCAAACATTATGAAGAAGAGTTCCTCTCAACAACAGAATCGTATCTCTCAGAGAGAGAGACAGAAGAATTTTGGTCTCACTTTTATTCTGAAATAAAATCGTGGGATGAAAACCAAATGAAAGATAACGATCTAAAGGTTTATAAGGCTATAAATATCCTGTTTGAATCAAAAGACGATATTGAAATTTTTAACAAAAAAGCTATTTATCTATACTTGCGTGAGATAACTGGCTTAAATACAAAACAGATAGTTAACTCACTCAAGAAGTTTAAAAAGAAATATTATTCTTTTAAGACAGATTGGGAGAGTGGAAACTTATGAGTAAAAACGCGGACCTCGACACTTTAATTGGTGAGGCTCTTGATAATATTAGAGATGATAGAAAATTAGCCAGAGAGTTTTTGAACGAAATAGCAAATCAAATTGCTTGCGATGCCGACAACAACAGAGGACTTAGTCCCGTCGCCGCAAAGCACATTGAGACGATGCAACGTTCAAATGAGCAGCTTGTAAAGATTATTGGCCTCAAGTCTAAAAATCAAGAACAAAGCTTTGAGCTTTCTGAGAATGACAAAAACGAAATATATGATATCCTACAGAAGGATTCTTCGTAGTGTCGGGCGTTAAAAAAAGCTCACTGATAAGTCATTTGAATATTGATGAGATAATAGATAACACTCTTGGTGGTATCGAATCGCTGATTGATAGTATATTTGGTGACAATGGAGAGGCTTTTAATAATCAAACAGAATTTAGAGCGGTTGTAATAACTAACCCAAAATCTGTTGAACCATATGAATATAAAGCCCTGGGTTATGCTGGCGCCGACAATAAAATGAATCAATCATTTAAAAAGTTTAAAGTTCGCATAACTCATAAGAGAAATAACCCGCATGCTATTTTACAAGATCCGTGCGATATTACACTTGCGGCTGATAAGTGTCAGCAAAATGCACTTGTTGCTTTGCACACCACTGTGGTTGCAGAAGCAGACCGTGGCATCAACATAGGCACGTATGTTGTGGTCAGACTACATAAACACAGCAGTGGGGTCTACAACTTACAAACAGCAGAGTTGGTTGAAGTTTTACACGTTAACGAAACTGGAAACACAACACTAAATGAAAAGACTTGTGATTCGATTAGATCTTACTTTAAATTTGGTGAAGCCTACGAGCCACCACCGGCAGTAGAGATGCCATCTGAACTAAGAAGACTTGCAGAATTGTATGATGAAACAAATATTCCTGGTAAAAACTCCGCACTAATTGCGGGATTTAAACCACATAAAGAATATGTTGGAGGCGGTGGGCCGCCGGCGGTTAAGGCGCCTTTCGATATATGGGTTAAAGCGCTTATATATGCAGCTCATGAGCAAGGTTTTAAAATTCAGATTACATCGGGTTTTAGAGATCCAGCCCACCAAGAAGAAATGCATAAAGCATGGAAAAGAGGTGAAAGGGCGCTGCCTGCCTCTTGTGGTCTTTGCCCGACACGAAGTCGCCACACTTATGGAATGGCTATTGACTTAAACTTTTATGATAGAAACGGAACACTCATTACTTCAAAAACCGGCGGTAGCAAAGGCGCCAATAAACAAATATGGTTATCAACTGGATTTCCACAAATTGCTATGGGCTCTCCGTTGTTTCTTAGATGGGGAGGTAACTTTAGCAATTATGACCCCGTACACTTTGATTTCAATCCGCGAGATTGGGGTAACGAAGAACAAGTTCAACAATTCTTTGAATCTTTAAGAGATAATAATGTTGATACTGTTTCAACTGGGGGTAACACTGTTGGTGAAACTGCACAAACTGAAAGAGAGATAGTCGGGGATGAAACAGTACCTGAAGAAATTAGGCAGTACGCCGAAGCAGCTGCTGAAGCAGAAGAAGAACCGGATTTAGCTGAAGAGTTGCGATCGCTTTAAAACTTGATTTGAAATATAAAACTTTAAATCAATTTAAAAAAACGGTATATTTATTACATTAGGACAAAATTATGGCATTTATTAAAGAGATACCGGCATTTTCCCGGCCGTTTTCGTTTCTAGAGCCTTTACAGGACAAAATTGACAGAGGCGAAAACTTTAACTCTATTCCGGGTGACTCTGGATTATTACACAGTGGAACACCGCGAAAGAATTTAACTTTCAGAGAAGCACCAAACAATTCGGTCATTCAACATTATGGCTCATATATCGTTATGGGCTCTGACAGGCTTGGTCACTTAGGTACCGGCGCCGGCGCTAGCGGCTACAGTAACTCAGATGCTATTGATATGGTTGTCGGCCGCGGCGCTAACCTGAATGCTAAAGCTGTTAACAAAGGTGAACAACCGGGCCCACCAAACGGATTTATTGTCGGCCCATTGCCTACCAGCGATGCAGCTAGAATTTATATCAGCTCAAAAACAAACTTAGATAAACATTTTGGAATTGATCAAGCACCAAGAGATGCACATGTGGGCTCAAACAAGCATCTGCTTTCAGGTATTGCTTTAAAGGCTGATGATGTTAGGATGATAGCAAGAAATAATATTAAAATTGTCACCGGTAGAAACCAAGGTTATTCAGGTGGTCACGAAAAAAACAGTTTGGGTGGAGATTCCCCTCAAGCTGGAACAATATCATTAATTGGTGGAAACTATACCGACAGTATGTTGAACTGGATGGGCTTATTCCAGCCAGGGGGTCCAATACAAATGGTGCCGTATTTGCAACCTGCAGTTAAGGGGCATAACCTTGTTGCTTGTTTATATTCTCTTTATCATTATGTTGATTTAATAAACGCAACTATGTTTAATGCATTTTTAAATATTATGTCTGAGAAAGCAGTTGAAATTGCTTCCCCCTTTTCAGATCCAATTGCTAAGGCTGAAAAAATTAGAGTCGCTGGGCTAACAATTCCATTTGGACTTGAAGCAAGTTTCGATGCCCGGGCTTGGGCATTAGAAGAAAAAAGAAAATTCCTAGACTATGGAGGGGATACACACGTTCGCAGTCCGAATGTTTATCTAACGTAAATTATGGCAGAATCAAAATTTTTAAAATACCAAGATATAGATCGCGATGGGGTTATCGATGTCTGTGACGACGATTTAACAACCCCAGAACTACCCTGTAAGGGTCCTTGTACTCCTGATCCAACGTCGATTGTTCCAGATTGGAAAAAACAAGATATATTTAGTCCGTTTCTTAACACTAAAATTTGTCATTTTCAAATAACAAAAGTTACTCCCTATAGCTCTACAGCCAATTTACAAACTATCTTGGCTGCTGAATCAGACAATGGAACTGTTGACAACACTCCAGACGAAGAATTGCAAGCAAAATTTGAAGAATTCAAACAAGAAGCAATCGAGAATATGCTTGACTTTTGTCCTCTTGGTGCCAGACTTAAAACTGAAAAAACAATTAGTATAGTTTCAAAAGCTATGCAATTTAAAAAGTTTGACCTTGACGCAAGACCCAATTCAAGATTGAAATTACTATATTCTGTGCCGTTTGATATTATTTACGACTTAGCTGATGCTGTTATGGGACCAGAAGAGGAAGAAGATGAGACGGGCCCAGGTTGGGAAAAAGTTAGTTATAATGCTGAAAACCTTATGGCCCAGTCTATTAGGGTACGCAAAGGTCTTTATTTCTACTCAAAACTATTGAAGGTTTCATCTGGAATTGGAGAAGGTGACGCATACTTCATGAGTCCAACCGGAAAGGCCACCCATCGCTTTGAACTTCAAGATGTAGGAGATCCAGCTATCTTCTCAAGAGGTCAATTCTCCGATATGATTGACAAATTTAAAGGCTTCTTGAATAGTAAGGGAATGGCACTACCTAACGCAGGCATCGCAGATATTTTCAGTGGCCTGTTTAAAGAAAAAGTAACCAAACTTCAGTTTAGTTTTAAAGATAAAAGACTTAGAGTGATAAGAGTTTGGACCGAAGAATGTGGAGATAAGCCCGCAGTTTATACAGCAAGCAAATCCTTAAAAGTATTAGTTGGCAATGGCAGCAGTAAAAGTTTTGATTGGAACAATGAAACTTTAGTAAACTATTTTATAAACTTAAGTGAAATGGCTCGTGCACTAAATTCTAGAGTAGAACAGCCATGGCGTGAGTTTCTAGAAACTTATACTTATCCTGAAATTAAAGTTACTAAGTTTCCTATTGAGGAAACACTCGGTTCTTGTCTTTATGACAACCTTAGAGACTCAATTAATGAAATTGGAACTGACGTATTAGATGAACTTTTTGGTCTTGGCGACCTCGTTGCGTACCTATATAACGATACACTGTGTCGTGACAAACTACAAGAGATCTTAAAAGATGATGAAGAACTAAACCGCCTTTCACCTGAAGACCCAAACTCACCTTTTGGAAAAGAAGTGGCTGCTATTCTCGCCAAAAATCAGCGCTGGGCTAAGCTTTCTGCTGATGATGATGTAGTGTTAAGGATGTGCGTTAATGCCTTTGCTCCCGTAGCAGACGGCGCATCTAATATGGCTAACAAACTATCACCAGCAATTCCAGCCGGTAACCTTGGGGGGTCACCTGGTGGCCCTATGGGTCAAATGCAGCCATTGTGGGAAGAAGGTCTACAGAGTTTAAAACTGTGTGGGCTACTTGACTTAGTCTTTGACTCTCTTGGGTGTTTGATGGGCGGTATGAGTTTTGATGATGCATTACCTATTATTATTAAAAAAGCGTTACAAGCTATGGGAATCGAACAATTTGGTCAATTATTCGTGGGACTACCTCCTGAGAAGCAAGCTGAGATGGATGCCATTGTCGAAAAGGAAATGGCTAAGCTTGGCAAAGGAGGCCCAACAACACCAAATATGTTAAGGCCCTGGGCCAGCGCCGAAGTAATTGCGGCAGAAAGAGTGCAGACTAATCCAGCTAACTTAAACAACTACGAGTCTGTAAAACCACCAACTTATGGCCAAACCATGAACGAGTTAGCAGGGTCTGAAAGGACAATATTGTCAGGTTTGGACTCCGTAGGTTCAGGTGACAATTCTGCTGGTCTTGATACTATCATGCAAGCATATATTACAGCGCTTTTGGAAGTTTTTAGTGATAATTTGATTGTTATTCTTGACGAATTAAACAACTTTCCAGGTGCCCCCTTAATAAAAGACATCCTTTCGTTAACAGCCTTATCGTGCCCGCGCCCTCCGTTATTCCACCCTGGAATAGATGACTTCATTAAATCACTGGGTCTTGCTTTCTGCAGGACTCCTAGAGAAGTGGTCATCCCTACATTTAATCAAGCTTTAGAATTTAAACTTGCATTTAAAGATATACTTTATCCACTTTGGCTTGTAGCAAAATTCTTAGCAGGGATGATCATTATGATCGTAGTCAATCAGATTATAGCTAAAGTGTGTGAAATTTTAGTAAGAGCAGTCTGTAAAGCATTAGAAACTGCTGGCGATATAGTAATGGGTTTACCTGATATGTTAGCCGGTAATACATCTTTGATGGATATTTTACGAGAAAATGTTTGTGGAGATGATGCTGATGATGCGACTGTCGAAAATACTATGATTGACTTGATGTCCATTATGGGCTTGGGCCCATCGGCCTTCGCTGATCGAGATAAGACAATTGCATTCGCGAACGATCTTTCACTTGGTGTAACCAGGCAAGAATTCTCCGATGCACTTTTAGGAAATCCATCAGAAGCATATTTAGAAGCAGCGGATCAGCTTTTAGAATTTGTACATACTGAGCACCGCGATGCACTGCCGAACAAAAGCTCTATAGCGAGGTTCACTAAGGGCATTGGTAACCTGCTGCCGTTAGAGTATAGAGAAATTCTTAAAAACTACAGTAACAACAACTTGGGCGTCGACGATGGGACACCAGCAAACCCATCAATCTGCTCTACCCCAGAACAATTACAAAGATTTCAAGAGTTGAGACAAGAAATCTTAGGTTCTAGAGCCTCAAAAGAACAAATTGATCAACTATATTGTGATCTTAGAGACGAAAACTTAGATGACCTAGAGGTGATGACTGAGCTGCTAAACACTGGCATTGGTCCATATGTGTCGGACAAAATACCAAATATTTTATCGACCCCGGGCTGTGAAGACGGATTACTTCCTTACGAACCACCACAAACAATCGATGCTGCAATTGGTTTTATGGGCGCCGCCTTGGATGGTCTTGAGAACGAATATTTGGACGACATGATGGGCACCGGCTTCACATTCTTTGGTATGGGTGACAGTAATTTTGGATTCTTAAATATGATCTTGGCCGATACTCTTGGCAATCCATTAACTAATCACCACAGAAAATCGTCCAATAGGAAAGGTTATGTTGACTTTGCAACCAACGTTGCAAATGGTGGAGAAACCAGCAGAGGCTTCTTCTCATTCTTGCAATCAAATGCTTCCTTCACCGAACAAGAAGGCCAGTTAACATATTTTGTTGGCGAGTGGATGAAACGTCAATTTTTAAATGCCGGCAACGAGTACGCTGATCCCGATGCGTTTGGACGAGGTGCCACTTATCTCGAACCTGGATTTGTAGAAATCAAAGCCGGCGGTACTCACTTGCGCGATCAACTTACTTTTTCATCTACCAATAAATATGTGGGCAGAACAATCTACAAAGTTAACACTACTGAAATGGAATACTCTACTAATATACTCGGAAACCAAGGTACAAGTACTATCGCTCTACCTGATTTTGGATATAACACCATTACTGGGAAGGTTATTGAAGGTCGTGCGGATATCATCACCGCCGAGGATGATGAAATAGAAATTATCAGATTACCACGAAAAGGCGATCCAAATTACCCAGGTGGTAAGGGCCAACCCAAATCTAGCTATGACAAAAGCGGCGCTGACATTGCGTTAGACTTTAGAGATAATTCTATGGGCACCTACCAAGGAATGGACCACGGCACTAACTGGAGTAGCAACACTTTCTCTTGGGCCGGCAATACTTGGTCGTATGGTTTTGAGATCCAGTGTTTTTATTCTGATATTGAAGAAGATCCAGAAACCAAAAAGATTAGGAACAGGCCTGATGATAATATTAGAGTGGCCATAGTCGAAAAGGTAAACTACGGAGCAGATCGACGGTTTGCCAGTCCACTAGCTAAACAAATTACTGCCGAAGATATGGCGCTCCCACCGTTTGATTTGCCAAACTGGATTGAGAATATTCCAATTGTTGGCTGGGCTATTGAAAATGTAATAGCACTTATAATGTTGCCTTTCTCATCATTAATAAGTAAACTGTTGGCAATGTTAAAATACTTATTTTCGAACGATATTAAAAGATTTAGAAGCTTTGAGTTTTTAGCAATTGATGACGGCCTAGATGCTTTCAAGATTGACAAAGATGTTGATGAAAACAAAGAGAAAGCATTAGATATAAACGATTTTCCAAACTATCTGTCAACACTGACTGAAGTAAAAGGCATGCCGCCACAAATATACGCCCTAGCTGATTTACTTGGTCAAAGCCCATCTGCTGCGCTGAAAGAGAAATATGATTCGACAATGCAGCAGTTTTACAAAGATTTTTCTAAAATGATTGGCGAGAATGAATATGGGTGGCGCACCGGCGCCTCACATGATTTAGTTACCCCCGGTATGTTTGAATATGGTGTACTTGGTCCGGACGGCGAATTTATTCCATATGATGCTATTTCTCGCTCAACATTCATTGGAGAAGTCCTAGGTTTTGATGATGAAGAAATGCAATTAGGTATGACATATGATCAATATGTAAACGGCGAAAATGCAAGAGTTATTGTCTTAGATCCAACGGTTTATGGTGGTACATTCAACAATCCTCCATTGTATGTTAAGAAACCGCACTATGCAGGTTGGTGGGGTATAACCGAAGCACTTTTCCCCGGAGATACAGCTTGCAAGCCGCACGGTAAAAATCTTATAGACTTTGATGAAATTAAGCAAATGTTGGAGGATTATTACCCAAGCCTAGAGGAAGATACTAGGCTTTATAGTGATACTGAATGTCAGCGTCAGGTACCTTTTGATAGAATTTTGCCTAGGTATGCAAAAATACAAATGTATACTTTGATTTTAGCTGCCATTAGAATTTATGCCAGCACTCATATTATGAAGGCAATCGGCACGTTTTCAACAGTACAACCAAAATTCCCAGATAACTATAGTACAATTTACTCTGCGTATCTTGCCGAAAGAATGGAAGAAGATTTTAAGAATGCCCAGCCGGCTTTCTGGGAGTTTTTCAACCCCTTTAAGGATGACGAATTCTGGTATTCCTTCTTAGAGCAATCAGTTGAATGCTACGATTTCTTAGTTAGCTCCGGAGCAGTTGAAACCCCGGTTAAAGGAGGGTACATTCAAAGTGCTTCAGATGCGATTAATGATCTACAGACACACTATAGATTTACCTATAGATCAGAAGACACTCGAAAGTACAGAGACGAAAAAGGAAACAAGCGTACTCAAACTGTCCCGGGCCTTTGGGAGCAGAAGTGGACAGGTGACGCCGGCTTCTTTGAAACTTTAGCAAACTTCAGAGAAAGAAAAAACTTCGAAGGAATTCAAGAGGTTGAAGACGAAGCCAAGATTTTCTTGCAAGAGCTTATTAATCATGAGCTTACAAAAATGGGTAGTAAGTTTGTCGGCGCTATGGAAAAGGCCGGCTTTCAAGCTAAAATCTATGATTTGGATTACTGGTTATTTGAGAATAAATGTGTTAACAGTGAAATTAAATATCGCAGTGATAAAGTTGTTGAAGTTCCTGTCAATGTTCCATCTAAAGCTGATCCAGATCCACTCGGAGAAGGTTCAGTATTCCCAGGTCCGTATTTTACAGCCGGCAATCAATTTAGAGTAGCAGTTGACAATAATGAATCTGATGCCACTGGATATTCCGAAGAATATATTGGATATTATCATATCCACCTAGATGACGATGGCAACGAAATTTATATGGCAGGCGCTAAACATGATATAGGCGAGCTATACATTTTAGGTCAAGGTCACGATATACTTGTACCGGTTGGCGATATTGTGAAAGTAGCTACAGTAGAGACGGTGATAGAGCCCCCGGGCGAATTAACTAAAGAAGTTCCCGCGCCCGGTGGCCGAACCGCCACAGAACCAGAAGGAGGCGACTCAACCGACAATATAGCAATGGGCGCTGAACCGATAATTACAAAACAAAATGTCGGTATTGGAGACTTTCCACATTATGGAAGCGGTGGTAGTTACACCGACGATCGCCCCTTCAAGATTGAGAAATATACATCAATTGACGGCGTTAAGTATGATGATGAAACTGCCAAGAGTATGATCCTAGCACAACCCAGCAGCAGCTTTTTGTCCGATATATACCCTGGCACTCTCAGGATGATTAAAAATAAATACGGTGTTGAGGTTGGTATAGAAGGTAACCTTGGGGTCAGACATGGGCTCATCTTTTATTATCAAGGCACTGTCGTGACCTCCGTTGAAGTCGATGCACTTGATTATCAAACATCACAGTTTCAAACAGTTCAACCAAACAGCAAACTTTTGCACTGTTTGGTTCAAAACCTGAAACACGATCCAAAATACAAGATGTTTACCAGTTACATTTTTTCAATGAAGAAAGTTCTTGGCACGTTGGCAATTTATAATGATTATGGGTTTTTAGCTAGTGTCGGTGAAGTAACGGTCGGTACCGGTGATAACTTTGGTTCTCTGTTAGTTACAAACAAGGGCTTCGGTGGTATAATGGGGGCATTACTCAAAGGCCTCGGTCTTCCAGTTGCTGATCAAACACTAAAAGGAGACTGGGGAGGAAGTGATAGTGACAATCCCACGAACCTTAAAGCAGTAAAATCCAAACCCGGCTCTAGAGCTTATATTAACCAAAAAGTTGGTGAAGTAAGAGTCACTATGACCGACGATATTAGAGATGCATACGGCTTACCGTGGTGGTACGATGATGATATTGTATTTGAAAACGTACAGCAATTAGCTCAAGGTTCATTTGTTACTGGAAACGAAGGCTGGATGCATCCAAAAGATAGGCCTTCGTTAACACCGTTCACTCTGCACTGGGATGAATGGGATCGAGAGCTGTTGAGGAACTCTAGATCAAGAATTAAAAGTATGTTCAAGCCTTTATATTATGCTGCTCAAGATCGCCCGGGCAAGAAAAGCGGAAAGAGCCCTTCTCTTATTAAGTTAAGAAACTTGAAAGCAAGGTTATTCCCTGCGCCAGGCGCCGGTATCTTGCCATGGTGGCAACGTAGAAGACTTAAGTCGAACCCTTACAATGCAGACGGAGAAATGTGTGACGGCCCAGATTTATTGGGATGATACGATGAATATTGACAATAAAAAAATAAAAGCAATATTTATTAAAGACTAACAAATTATGGCAACTTTAGGCGTAAAATTACCAATTACAAGAAGCGACATCCATGGCTACGCTATGATTGACGACTTTCATTCTTTAATTAGACAAAATTTAAAGATGTTAATTTTGACAAATCCTGGTGAAAGAGTAATGATGCCTGACTTTGGCGTTGGGATACAAACATATTTATTCCAAAACTTTAGTGAGTCAACTTATACGCAAATTGAAAATGATATAAAAGACCAAGTTTTAAAATATTTACCGGTGGTTAGTGTTAGCAGGGTAGGTTTCGACAATTCATCACCAGATAACAACACATTGCAGATAGCTTTAGAGTATTCGATACCTGCTTTAAACATTAGAGATTTGTTACAATTTACTATTTAATAAAGAGGGCGCTTAATGGCTGATAATCAAAAGAAAATAATTCCAATTAATTATACAAATCGAGAATTTGAAACGATAAGGCAAGACTTGCAAGAAATTGCCGAGAGATTATATCCTGATTCATTTCAAGATTTTAGCGAAGCTTCATTTGCTTCTTTGATGATGGATGCAGTCGCTTACGTTGGGGATCAGCTTTCCTTTTATATGGATTATAATGTTAATGAGTCTTTCCTTGATACAGCATATCAATTCAACAATATTCTTAGACACGGGCGCGTCCTGGGTTATAAATTCACGGGCCGACCATCAACCTACGGAATTGCAGCATTCTATGTTCAGGTACCGGCAACGTCAGTTGGTTTAGGAGTAAATAGAAACTACGCTCCAATTTTAAAAAGAGGCTCAGTCTTCAAGAGTTCAACCGGACTTGCTTACACTTTAATGGAGAATGTTAATTTTGCCGACAATAAGCACCCTGTAGTCGTTGGAACAACCAACTCCGCAGGTGCACCTACGAATTACGTTATAAAAGCTTACGGCCGCGTTGTGTCCGGACAAATGATGTCTGAGCAAGTTACTGTTGGTTCTTTCCAAAAGTTTGCTCGTCTTAGACTAAACACTCCGAACATTTCAGAAATAATCTCGGTGCTCGACAGTGATGGTAACGAATATTATGAAGTTGATTACTTAGCGCAAGATATTATTTATAAAGAAATATCGAACACAAATTATAAAAATGATAATGTACCTTCGATTATAAAGCCGTTTTTAGTATCTAGAAAATTTACAGTGGAAAGAAGTGGTCCAACAGTATCACTACAATTTGGTAGCGGAAAAGAGAGCAGCAGTGATATCGCCGCAGATCCACAATCCGTATCAATGGATGTGTTTGGTAAAACTTACGTTACTGCTAAGTCTTTTGACCCAACAAGATTATCTGAAAATGAAGCGCTCGGAGTCGTGCCGGAAAACACAACTTTGACAATTAGCATGCGAGTAACAAATCCTGGTAATTCCAATATAGCCGCTAAACAGCTTAACGAAGTTGCTTCAGTAAATATGGACTTCGAAGACAAGACCACTTTATCACAAGGTTTGTTGCAACAAGTTATAAATTCACTAGAAGTTGAAAATGAGTTGCCAATTACTGGCGACGTTAGAAACGCTACATCTGAGGAAATTAAACAAAGAATTTATGATACCTTTCCGACTCAGAATCGTGCCGTAACACAGGCAGACTATGAGAACTTAGCTTATAGAATGCATTCAAAGTTTGGTTCAGTTAAAAGAGTTTCTGTACAAAGAGATCCTGACTCACAGAAAAGAAACTTGAATATGTATGTTGTTTCAGAAAATTCATTTGGCAAATTAGAAAAAACTAGTTCAACAATTAAAAGAAATTTAAAAGTTTGGCTAAATCAATATAGAATGATTAATGATACAATTGATATTCTTGACCCATACATTGTTAACTTAGGGATTGAGTTTAGTATCAAGACAACACCCGGTATGGATAAAAAATTAGTTATTGGTCGATGTATTGAAGCTTTAGGGAAAGAATTTAGCAGCAATTATTATATTGGTGAATCAGTAGTCATTAGTGACATATATAAAACTCTAAATGCTGTTCCGGGAGTGCTGGATGTCGTTAAAGCTAGATTATTAAACCGCACCGGTGCTAATTATTCAAGCGCAACTATTAATATTAACAAAAATCTCTCACCTGATGGTAACCAACTGATTATTCCAAAAAATGCGATTGTAGAATTTAAGTACAAAAATACGGACTTCATAGGAAAAGCTAAATAATGATTAGAAATTATACTGCATCTGCTGACAATACGATTGTTAATACCTTTAAAGAAAATCTCAACACAAGGGCCACCGGCTCAAATGCTGGTCGTGCAGATATCTTAGAAGTTTACTCGGTATATGGTAGACAAACTACATCTTCTCAAGAACTTTCACGTGTTTTGGTTAAATTCCCAATCGATCAGATTGCTAGCGATAGAACCAGTGGAAAATTGCCTGCTAGCGGAAGCGTTAACTTTTACTTAAATCTTTATGATGCCGAGACTTCTAAGACTGTACCAAACAATATGAGACTCGTAGTTAATCCACTTTTTAATGATTGGCAAGAAGGCGTGGGTCTAGACCTCGAAGGGTACAGAGACCTGACTAAGGGCTCAGAAGGTAGTAACTGGATGAGTGCTTCTGCCACTGCTTCTTGGAATTCTGTATCTGGCGGAGGCGATTTCTTATCAAGCTCCGCGGATTATCGCGCCGAGCAGTTATTTACTAATGGTTTTGAAAATTTAAATCTTGATATTACTCCTATGGTTGAGAGATGGATCCGCGGAGCCGATGGCGGGGGCGTTGCCAATTACGGCATGGGAATCAAGCTCACTTCAAGTCAAGAAGCAAAGGGTTTTGGAAAAAATGTTAAAGCATCTCAAGATCAGCCAACTCAGAACATTCCAGATGGAGCAACTAAATCTTATTACACTAAGCGTTTCTTTGCCCGCGGTACCCAATACTTTTTCAAAAAGCCATTAATCCAAGCTAAGTGGGATTCCACACGTCGCGACCACCGCGGCCAATTCTTTATTAGCAGTTCTCTGGCATCAACGGAAAACATAAACGATATTTATTTTTACAATTACGTTAGAGGAAGATTAAAAACTATACCATCTAGCGATGCACTAACAGTCAGCATTTATTCCAGCTCTGCCGGCGAGCCTACAAGTACGAGATTAAGAATTAAAGATTCTAGCAATAACTATGCTGACTCTATTACGGCAACTCAAATCGAAACTGGCGTATATAAAGCCAGATTACAAGTTGTTGAAAATTTATCAGTGTTAAATGATGTGTGGTCTCTTGGGACAACTCAAATTCACACTGGCACAATCAACAGTGTTTCTCTTGGTACCGCTGTGCATGCCCGAGAGCCTACATATTATATTAACATCACAAATCTTCAAAATAGCTATGCTCAAGATCAAACAGCAAGGTTTAACGTTTACATTCGAGAGAAAAACTGGAACCCAACAATATACGCCAAAGCTGTCGCCTCTGCGCCAACAATAACAATTCCAACGGCATCATACAGAGTGCTTAGAATATTTGATAATCTAGAAGTAGTCTCGCATGACACCGGCTCCGGTTTATTGGCCACGGGTCTTTCCTATGATGTCTCTGGCAATTACTTTGATTTCGATATGAAACTGCTGCAACCTGATTATGAGTATGGCTTTAAAGTGGCGTTTTATGATGAAGAGCTTAGTTCTTGGCAAGAACAAAATGAATTATTTAAGTTTAGAGTGAGTAACAATGAGTATTAAAAAACTTTTTGAATCAAACAATAAGATTCAAGAATTTGTAAGCGATGTATCCTCAAAAGATTTATTCAACGAAGATGGTGAATCGTTTCGAAACATTGAAGCCAGAAGGACAGATCAAGAAAGATATGTTCCTCAAGTTGACTATTCTAAGCCCGAAAACTTTGTTAAATATGGCTCAGCACGATTATACTACAAATCTGCGTTAGCTCGTATTACAGATTACTATCCGTATGATGGTTCAGAAGCTGAAATTAACGAATTCTTAAATGGTTGTCTTGATGTTGAGAGGTATGTCTTAGATAACGATTATCCAAGAACAACTGGTTATATCTCACTCAACAAGACCGGCTACACACTTTCTGCAATGCAGAATGGATATGCTTTGCCCTCCACAGGCGAATATATTGATTTTGTAGGGGGTCCAGGTACTGGCTCGGCCCCAACCTCTAAGCTGAAAGATCTGATGTTTGATCCAAACGACAGCAAATATAATTATTCAAACATATACGATGAATCGATTTATACAACAGCTGGCTTACCATCAACCTATGGCAGTGGCACAAGAACGTCTAACTTAAGATCCGATTTTACTGATGGGGTAACATTAGAATTCTGGATGAAAACCGGTTCTGTTGGCGAAGCTACAACGCAAAAACAAGTTGTTTTTGATATGTGGAATAATGAACTATCTTCTAGTGCTAAGTATGGTCGATTAACATTAGAAATAACTGGCGCCCACGATGCAACTGCTCCCTTCCGAATTAGTATTGCTTCCGGTTCTAGCATAATCAGAGACATGCAACTTGGCAATTTTGCTCCAAGTCAGTTTGGAGATTGGGCACACTACGCTGTCGTTTTATCGGCTCGTAGCGCTTCTCTATATGTTAACGGACAAAAGAACAGCACCACCAACTATGGTGGAGTTATAGGCGCTTTGTATGAGCCAGGTATGGTTGGCAGAATCGGTGCACTTGTCACTAATTCTATCCCTGCTACATCTGGAACAGAACGAACCGGTTCGGCCGGCGCCGGTAAACTTTCTGGTTCTTTGGACGAATTTAGATTCTGGAAAACGTCAAGAACTTCAAAAGAGATTGGAAACAATTGGTTTACACAAGTCCGCGGCGGAAATAACAGTGATATCTCTAACACCACACTTGGGGTATATTATAAGTTCAATGAGGGAATCACAGGCCAAACAGCTACCGACAGCATCGTGCTTGATTATGCCGGCCGTGTTACAAATGGAACCTGGACAGGATACACAGCCGCGGCAAGAAACACAGGCTCTGCTATTGTTTCTGCCTCTGCAGCTACAAAAGAGTTTTTAGATCCAATTATCAGAACAAATCACCCAGATTATGTTAATTTGCAGAGTAGACTGTTAAATAGTGGTACATTTTACGATTATCAAAATAATTCATCCGTACTAAATTTAGTACCAAGTTGGATTGTGCAAGAAGACGATGAAAATGAAAACACGGATTTGAGATATATAACCCATATCATGGGAGCTTATTTTGATAAACTGTATTTACAAATTTCTGAAATACCAAAACTTAGACATCAAACGCACACAAGTGGAACATTTAAAGCTATACCTTTCGCTGAACACTTGCCGCAATCCTTGGGCCTGTACTCCCCAGAAATATTCATTGATTCAAGTATCTTAGAAAAATTTATGAATCGTTCAGACAAAGTTGTTTTTGAAAATGATTTGAACGAAGCTAAAAACATGATTTACCAAAATCTTTATAATAACTTAACAGAGATTTATAAAGCGAAAGGTACAGAACAAGCAATTAAAAATGTTCTCAAATGTTTCAACGTTGATGAGAAGCTTCTTAGATTAAAGGTTAATTCCAATAATGCAGAAATAGTTCTTAAAAATAACTTGGAATTAAACTTAATAAAGAAAAACTGCATTAACTTTAGCAAACAAGCCAATAGTGATGGAGTTGTTTATCAGAGGTCCCGAACAGCGAATCTTTTGCCGGGGATTAACTCGACAGTTGTTGCTGGTAGTTTAACCGGTAGTACAAATCAATTTGGCTATGGCTTTACTTACGAAGCGAATGTTGTTTTTCCTGAATTCAATGTTATGAACACGGCTGATACACGACTTAGACCCAATTACACTGAAATGTCTCTGTTTGGTACAGTCACAACCGATGGAACAATTGTCAGCTCATCCGCTGGTACAGACACAACCGCAACCGGTGGCGATCAAGATTATGGTAATTTCAAAATATATTTTGTCAGAGATGAACTACAATCAAAATCAGGTTACTTCAAGTTAGTTGTGGCTAATCCCGGTGCTACTGCACTCACATTGACCAGTTCAATTTTTAATGATGTTTACAACGACGAATTGTGGAACTTATCGGTAAGAGTTAAGCCGCAAAATTACCCACTTGATACTTTTGTGTGGCCAAAAACCGGTAGCTACAACTATGATTTGATTTTCTCGGGCTATAATTCAAAAACAACAGATCTGTTTAATTCTTTTAAGGTTAGTACACAAATTACACAAACCGCTGGTCACAAATATGTTCTTTCGGGTAAGAGAGCTTATGTTGGGGCAGATAAGGTAAATGTTACAGGCGCGATTAACCACTACTCCGATGTTTTAATGTCGTCAGTTGCATTCTGGACCAAATACCTTGAAGATTGTGATTTACAGCAACACGCACTTGATCTAGAAAACATTGGTCTTTCTGGTTCTATTCAATCTCTAAGTGGACTAGATGGTTCAAATATTTATACTGAAGCTTTAGGTCATGATACTTTAGCTCTTAATTGGAATTTTGGAAATGTAACAAGTTCTGATTCTTCAGGCAACTTTACTGTTCAAGACTTTAGCTCGGGTTCGGTCACAGACAGAGATGACTTTAATTGGGTTGGAAAAATCTCCGGACAATATTATACCGGTTTTGGCGAAGGCTTCGAGGCTTCTTCAAGCAAAATAATTAACAAGAAAAGATTGAACAGCTACAGATTCACCGACCCGGAAAGACCAGTATCATCGGATATGATTCAGATTTTTACTGACGAAGATGACCTTAGTCCGAACCTAAGAAGAGAAGAGATATTGCCAAATTTTGTTTATTCTCTAGAAAAAAGTTTATACGAAGCAATTTCACAAGAAATGTTAGACTTCTTTGCGGGTGTTATTGACTTTCATAACATTATTGGCCACCCCGTTAACTATTACAGACACAGATACAAAGAAATAGAAAAACTTAGACAAATCTTTTTCCGTAGAGTTAACAAAATAACTGAAGTTGAAAAATACGCCGAGTATTACAAATGGTTTGACGACGCGATCACAACGATTATATCCCAATTGGTACCAGCATCTTCAGAATATATAAACGACATTCAAAATGTTGTTGAGAGTCATGTTCTAGAGAGAAACAAATATCAAAACAGATTAGGAATTTTTGACGGGGATAAATTTAGTCTTGAAAGAATATTCCCGGTTGGCTCCACGATTCTTTCAGACACCGGCGATCCTGGAGATGCTGGCGATGACGGGGATTATGTCGATAGCAGTACTCCTAAAAAACGCAGCCCTAGATCTACCACAACACATCTTACTTTTTGGAAAAAACGTGCTGATCGTAGCTCTGAAGAAATTACATCCGGCGATGCAATTATTGATGCGCAAAGAAACAAATTCAGGGATGTCATATATTCAGTACCAGCAGTTTCTGGCGCAACCTCTCCTCCGACATTAAGAGAGACTGACGGAACAGCATATCAACAAACCAAATTTTTTAGAAAAACAAAAGCAGCTCCAATGAGCTTGAATGTAGAAATTCAAGATACGAATTACGGAAGGAATTTGAATAATTCTAGAATGTTAACTCGTGACATTCGCGGTGGAACAAACTTTGAGAGCGTCAAGAACTTTGATTTCGCAGCCTCTATTACCAAACCCGGCGGCCCAATAAACCACGAAGGCGGCAAAATTGTCCCACTAAATGTTATGGTAGGATTTGTAAGTGACGCTACTGAGATTCCAGTGTTCAGAAATGCTACTAAGCCAAGCGACGTTATCACCAAGAAAAAGAAAACATTTAAAGTGCAGACCGGCCGCGATTGGGAATCTGGTTTGGGATACAAAAATGTCAAGTCTGGTATGGCGTTTCCGTTCAACGTATACAGCGCTAGCGTTGAGGTGAACTCTGGCTATAATGCGGAAGTAGTCTCAGCAGTAACTAACAGCTTGATGATAACCAATGTTCATAACGACGTTTATGGCGATCACGCGGAAGTGCCAATGCAGGGTCCATTCACTAATCATCTTGTAGGTGGTCATCAATCCCGACACATAGATATTAATGCTGGCACAGATCAACAAAACAATCGTCCAGAAGCTTGGAGAATTTTGCTTGGCACTTGCGACATCGTTCCGTCAGGCGCGATTGGTGTTGTTGGTCCAGACTACCCACCGGCAAACTACAATCCACCCGCAGGCACTGTGCCCTACCCGTACCCACACCATGGCAAAGCTTACCTATACAGAGATCACATTGCAAAAAGGCCTGTAAATATTAGAAACGTTAACACAATTCAGAATAATAAAACTGTACCAGGCAACTTCCAAGAGCAATATGAGGTCGTCAGTTCTTTTGGTGCCTTCCATAATGCCCGCGCATTCTTAGACAGTCAACCCACATTGCCACCACAAGTTGCAGATGTTAAATTTACTACTAATGTAAGAAGCATTTACGACATTAAAAGAACTGCAAACTCTCACGTTGATCTTGTTGGAGATTACAGCACTGCCTATCTCACTGGCACAGTTAACAAGACTATTGTAACTACCAGATTTGCTGCTCCTGGCGGCATTGAAGTCATGACAAAGGGTTATCTTGATTTTAAATCAACGGAGATGACGCCATATAACGCACTTTCATTTAGGAACCAAACGGTAATAAAACCGCAGCAAGGCCCTAGTGGCACTATATCCGAACCAGTTGTTGCCGGCGGAGCAACAAACATTCAAGTTTCCGATATTCACAATAAAGATTATGGGCTGCGCTCACATCTTGCACGTCACTCAGCTAGGTTTGGTAGAGATTCTTTGTTTGTTGCAAACCCAGGAGCCTCCTACGAAGAGCTTCCTTCATTCCACAAAATTAACAGAAACAGAAAGCAAATAATAAAAGCGTCTAATGAAAACAATTCAGCGTTTATCACAAGCTCTCGATTCGATAATGCATTCGTGCAAAGGCCAATACCGGCATCGGATAGACAGTATCAGTGGTTCTCCAGCTCGGTGTTGAATGTTGGTGATATAAAATATGCTGGTTATCAAAATGTGGATAGAGGTGAAGCATATAATGCATTTAGAACGTCTTCAGCAGGTATAGAATATTACTGGACATTCATTAGTGCTTCAGATGCCACCGTTAATGGCCTTTTTCAACCATCAACAGAACTGAACATTATTATAAATGATCCAATAACCGCCAGTAGTCATACACTTGGGTTCCCAAGCAGTGTAGATGTTTTAAACTACACTAACCGGGATCTTACCGGCATTACCTCTGCAAATCCAAACTATTTAAATCAACTTTTAACATCACGTAAAGCAAAATACGGATGGACGTGGAGAAAATTCCACCAACAAAATAACAAAATGTTGATAAACGATCGTAGAGCTAATAGATTAGTTATTGCAACTGGAAGTAGCCGAGAATTATCAACTCATGAATTAAGACCTTTATCAATGAAAGGTCGCCTATCTTACATAAACTTTGACTTAGCAACAGCTGGTCCAGATGGCGGCACAAGAGAGAATGTAACCCTCAAGTTCACCAACACAAATGAGAAGATATTCTTCAACGATTTAAAACTTAACAACTATTTTGAGCTTGATTACGATTTGGTAAACGAACCTTATCGCGATGCTGTGAGGGTGGCCCGCAGCGACGATGCAACTCTAAATTGGTTTTTATACAAACAAAACCTATTCCCATCATTGAAAAATGAATTTGGGGCGTTTTCGAGTAAGCGCGTCGGCTATGATAATAAATTTTGGCGTGATTCAAGAACTGAAAGAGGCACTGTAGGTAACACCCTACGCACTGCTCTCGTCGGCTTCCCAGTTAGCAAAAGTTGTTGGCCGCTTGATGCTCCTGCGAACTTCTTGACTCGAACCTTTATTAGCGGCACGACAGGTAGCTCTCAGTATAATGCAATTCCAGCAGATTACTTTAGTCGCAAACCATTCATACCTTTAAGCGGCGCAATCGCCTTCAACTTCAATGTACCTGCCGCAGGAACATTACAGAACACATATTTTAGTTACTTCAATATTGCCAATGACGGCTCTAAATTTGCATTGGTAACTCCAGCACCATTATACGCTAGAAAACATGAGCTTGGTTCTCCAAAGTCAGTCGTCTCCCCCGCGGGTGTGAGAATTCCAGAAACTGGTTCTTGGACTGGAATGTTTACTGCTGCGCATCAAATTGATACTTTTGCCGGCGAAGCTGAGTGGGAAGCCGGCACCCAAGCAGGTATCGTGGCACAATTGGCGAATCAGTCCACTTCGGGCTCTTTCTTCAGTGCTATATCTTCGTCTGTATTCTTGCCCTCCGCGTCACTCCCATGGTACAACAATTACGATGATTTTAAGAGCGATTTAAAATTAATGGCGAAAGGCTATGCGGTGGTGCCAGAGTATAGAATGAGTGAACATGTTAAAGATTATTTTAAGTTTGGAATCAACAACAAGTCTAAAACAGATTTGTTTGAAATTGTAGGTACAAACTCATCCAGCGCTAATGATAATTTCTACATAGATTATTCTAATTCTGATTTTCTTGAAAACTTCTTGGGCGTCAAGAGAGATAGCTTACTGAACGCAAAAGAAATACAATTAAGTTGCAATGCTGCGATTAAATACAACCCATATAAAGGTTTTTACCCGGCTGATCGAACAATAGATTTGGCTGCGCAGTTTACTGATTCATTCAAGGATGCAGTTGTTGTAGGACTTTCCGGTTCCGGTGGCGGAGGTGGAGTGCAGACCTTCACAAATAAATCTTTTGGTGGGCCGGCTACAATTTATGATCGAGCTGGTGGTTTTATGAAACTGCTTTTAGATCCGATAGTCTCACCTGGAATTTTATATAACTCGATAAAATCCGGTATCGCAGTGGATTATCCAGTTGTTTCGAACCATAGAAAAAAATTGAGAAGATTTTATGGCACACAAGTTAGCCAATCAACGAACAACTGGGCTCTCTCTATAACTGGTGCCGGCACGATTGACTTGGCAGTTTCGGGCGGTAATCAATATCTTGGTGGACACTGCTGGGATAAAAGAATTCCCTTCGAAGCTATTGTCGAGCCAAGAAAATACATTCTTAATACTGTCTTTACCGATATGGAATCACATCCATCTATGAGCGTAGATTGGAAGTGGCAGTTTGCTGACGAGGGAGTTGATGCTGCTTTTGAAAGAGAAGCTGCCAGCGCCTCCTTCACTGATAACGCTGATGGGATTTACACACTAATGGCGCGTAACTTCTTTGGTGCTTGTGGAGAATTCTTCCTTCAGGATGCAGGTATTACTAGATTGGAGTCAAACACCGTCTTAGACGACATCCAGTTTGCCAAAGATAGTAATTTCGCCAACAGTCGCCCCCTATATATGGCTAGAATTAAGCTGCGCAGATCTCACAACGGCGCGCGCTCTTATGAAAATGAATATGATTCGTATAGTTCGAAAGGGGCACTTAGCTTCTACGCTGTGAATGGTGCAAAAAGAACTATTAACGGAACTCAGTCCGTTGGTCAATACTCGTTACCGCAAGATCCTCAATATAATCCTTTGTTCAAAGAAACGTTTACTATGTACAGTAGACCTACAGCATTCGGTCCTTCGTGCGCGGGTCGACCAACAGGCTCAAATGCACTCTCTGGAGCGTTTCAGTTTGCAGCAAAAGATAGCTTTAGTGGATACAATCCAGCATTTACACCGCCATATTATGATGGTGAGGCTTGGGCTGATTTAATTTTCAGACCACATGTTGTTGATAAGCTACAAGCTACTACTGCCACGCCTGAAAAGTATGATCTAAACAGAATTTTAAATGAAACAGAAGTTGTTTGCTGGCGATTTGACGCCGGTGAGCCTAGGCAAATCGGTGCTAGTGCCCTAACCGCCTCAATCCCTGTTTTGATTCCGGTAGAGCAAACACAACATAATACGGATTCTATGAACGGCACCGGCCCACGTGGTGATCGTACAGTTCCATCAATCTACGATGGCAAGAGGATTAATGTTAACTCAATGCAGCTAACTTCTAGTATTAAAATCTTTGGTACCGAAAAGGTTCTTCAACAAGAAACTGATAAATTTGGTCAAGTTATTAAAAATTCCAACAATCCAGTTGGTAATAAATGGATCATTCAACCTAAATGGGAGACACCGATGCTCAACTTCAATGATGAAGGAATACATGGCATCAGTGCGCAAAACAACACCCTAACTCTTCCAACTTATGGATCGGCGTCTGTCCCAAGAGGAATGTGGCATCAGTTCGGTGTTATCCCAGATGACCCCAATAAAGGCGTTTTCCTGGAGATTACAGACATTCCAGAGGACTGGTTGAGGAATCACTATGAAGTCCTGGCTGGAGACAGAGAAACGCCGTATAACGGCAATGCAATCAGCGCTAATAATGCTGATACAGGAGTTACTCCGTCTCAGCAAAATGAAAGAAGACTAAATCTTTACAAGCATGTTCGCTCACTATCTTCACTTTGTGGGTTTGACCAAACTAACTCAAGCGCCAAACTTGGCCAATTAAAAGAAAGCTTTGCAGTACATGAGGCAGTTGTAGCAATACCGTATGTTATAGAGGAGATTAATGAAAGTCTCAGGGAAAAGCTACCAAAAGACTCTAAGTTGAGAAAGACAAGAAAGAAATTTATTTCAATACCCAAAAGAAGATTTGGCGCTACGCGTAAACAAGAGGCTGGCTCAGCACAGGGCGACAGCTTAAACACCGCTGGTGAGTCTTTAAGAAGATTAAAACAATCAATGGAAAAATATGTATTCCCGCCTGAATTTGATTTCTTGAACAATAAAGAAGTAGATCCAATTGCAATGTACGTGTTCGAATTTAAATACGAATTTGATCGCGATGACCTTTCGTACATTTGGCAAAACCTTGCCCCCAGAGATTCAAAAGAAGTTCACTTCCAAGAGGCATCAGTCGCACACAATATAGCAAATAACGAATTAATCAATGAAAAAGTACTGATGAACGATAACCTGAGATGGATGGTGTTTAAGGTGAAACAAAGGGCCGTAACGGACTATTATGATCTCATTCCCGACCAAGCAAATGAATCAACAAGACAAGTAAAACAAGAGACTACTGATTTGAAAAAATACAACTTTGGCTTTAATTGGCCTTATGATTACTTATCTTTCGTTGAACTAATTAAAATGGACGTAAATATATTACTTAAAGATGAATAATGGCTAAATTTTTAGATAAAAAAGAACAAGTTATAGATTTTCAATTAACACCTTATGGCAAGCACCGTCTTTCTGTGGGGCAGTTGAAGCCGGCATATTATGCTTTCTTCGACACTGGTATCACTTATGACAGCGAGTATGCCGGATTTACTGAAGTACAAACCAAAATTCATGAAAGAATAAAAACTGAAACACAATTTATCGAAGGCATTTTGCTGTTTGAGGAAGCTGAAAATACAGTCCCAGAAAGCGAATGGGTGGGAGAAACTTACGATGAAGCTGTTATAAGACCCGATGGTGTTGTAATAACGGCCGGCGAACTTGAGCCCCTCGTCCCAGTACTGGGTTCATATATGGGATATGACTCAGCCGAAGGAATTTTCACCGATTATGTTTTCAGCAGCGCTGGATATAAGTACGTTCGTGATTCAACTTCTCTGTTCGACCTAGACATCGTACCAAAAAAATTCGTACCAAAACCAAATGTTTTGTCGTTTGAATCTGCAATCGGTGATGCTGCATTTGAAGGAAAAAACACGCAACATGCGCCAGCTTGGAAACTTTTGACTTGCCAAGGTGAAATCACCAATGTGGAAACTAAAGACATTACAAGATACAATAACACATCAGCAGAATTTGATAATGAAGTAGTAGAATTTAACATTCCCCAAGTTGATATAAAAGCAAACTACACCTTGGAGATTAGTAAACCTTCTGAGTTCCTTACAGAAGAATCGCCTTCAGATTTTATTAGTGAGACTTCACCATTCTTAGATGGCTCAACAATTAAATTAATAAAAAATGATGTAATGGTGTATGCCGAAGAAGTCAACACACAGTTGCTTACCGAAAACTTTGATATTGAAGTTTTTGAAATAATTGAAGATACTGGTATAGTTACTAAAGCCAGCGCTACTTTAGATGTAGGGGCTTCGCCTATAGCAGTAGGCGATACAATCACTATTAATGATGGCGTACGGTCCCAGACATTTCAGTTTATTGACAACACAGATCCAGTTTCGGCGCCCTCTGCTGGTAATATTGGCATAGTAGTATCAAACAATTATTTTCTAGGTGGCTCCAGTGCTAACAGAAAAGGAACCATTCTTAACCTGTTGTCTGCCCTAAATCAAGACGATGGTTCAACCACTAGAGGATATCCCTCTGACTATAACAAATCAGATGCTGGCGATATCGCTAAAGGCCGCTGTAGAGCTACTTACGGTGTAGGGTGTTACACTGGGACGCATGAACTGCAAATTAGCATCGATGAAAGTCAAATTGGTGATGTAGCTGCGCACGCTTTTTCAGGGGGAGCTTTCCAAATCAGGCTAACAAATCAGATAACTAGTCGCGCTGTTGATGTTAATAAGACAATCACCAGCACCGCTGCTGAAGCAAGAATCAATCCCACTGGGTTCTCAGGTGGCTATATTGCCAGTGGTGTAGAACTAAAAAGAAAATACTTTGTCGATTCAATAGAGCAGATTGTAGATGGTCTAATGATTGCATCGACAGAACAAGAAGTTAAAAACCCAAATATAACCGAAGATTCCGTTGAATATTACTTTAATGTCTTAACAGATAGCGATGTAAGTGGTAAAATTGCTTGTAGTTGTGCTAGCACATTCAATAGAGATTCATATTATATCGACATCGATTTTGACTGTGCTGAAGAGGATTTAAAAAGAGTTTATTATGATATATACGGTTCAGCAACAAGCCCAGAGGTCTGCAACCCGCCAATCCCGGGCTCATCTGACCTTGGGGCATTGTTGCCAGAAACTGATATATGCGAGGATGAATAATGTCTAGTATTAATGTAGCAGGTATAACTAAAGAACAATTTGGTACTAAAATGCCTAATGTTTTTGTTGACAGAATTACTCTAAATTACTTGGACTCGCTGGATCCTGCTGGCACCCCCCACACAGAAATAGTGGCCACTTTAACAATAAAACTCACTAAACCAGATTATATGCAATCAGGCACGGCAAGAGAGTTTGTTGAGCGACATTTAAGTAATATTTACCTATATGCGTATTTGACTTACGAGCCTTGGATCAAGGACCATTTAAATAAAAATGAATTATCTCTAGAGTTTTGGCACGTATACGGGATGTACCGAACACCTGATCAATACCCAAAGAACCGCTACATAAAAATATCGTTAATGGATCTTGTATCCGCGGACAATATTTATGAATCTATTTTACACGTCGGCCCCAATTTTGACGACGCCGGCAACGAAATCGTACAAATTAATAACATAAAAGTAAAAATGAACACCGATGCCTTTGGTGAATTTGAAATACCCAATCTTCACGAAATAGAAAATTTGATGTTTTTCACCTACACAGGAATTGAAGCGTCTGGCCCATTCACCGGCCCACCTTCAGAACGCACAGATGACGGACTGTTTAGCGAAAGATTCAGTGAATTAGACTACACTACTTCTTCGGACGCCGCGCACCTTTCGCACATCTTAGAAAAATTGAGTTCTAACTCTTACTTTAGTGATATATCATATTATCATGTTTTAGACAAAAACAGAATAGCAACAAAGTTTTTCCAAGCTTATGTTAGACCTGATGGTACACCGTACTTCGACGAAGTTTTACAATCCACTAACGGCAAATTTTACACTACTGACAACTATTCTTTTGATAATATCAAAACAGATATTGAAGCTTTAATAGAAATGCACAACGCTTCGCGTGAAGCTGACACAAGTCTAGATACAAACATTAAAAATTTAGAAGCTATTATAAATGCTTCGAGTAACAAAACAGGCGTATTGACTCAACTTTCTAATTATCGCGCGACATACCCTGATAAATCACCAACCAGTTTGTCGGGAACATTTTATGCCGAGTTTGTAGTTGCATTCGCTGAAATACTTCAATCAGTACAAGACCAAGATGCCTTAGACACTCGTCTGCTTTATGATAGCTTAGTCGTAGACAATAGGTATGGCTTCTACACTGGAATATATACTCCCCCAGACCCGTCAGGCCTTCTTAGTCCGGAACCTACCTCGGGTATCCGTGCTGCAGATGTTGTCCGCGGCGTGCCGTATACAAGCCCATCAGCTTGCTATATTCCTAATAAATGGATGCAATTAGCACGCAAGGCTTTTATGACCGATTCTATAACTTCTTATACAGACGAACAACTAGCAGATTTGTATGGGATATCCAGCGATGGTGCCGGCACGTTTAGAGAAGGTTTTGCTGATGAAAGCGAAACATTGGATAGATTACTAGATGAGTTACAGGCTAAGTATGTGTCCGAGGGCTTTACAACAGTGCAAGCTCGCTATATGGCTCACGAAGAATTGGCTTTTGAGTTTGATACTTCCGACAGAAGCTCCGTAAGCACAGGAAGGTACACACATTCTTACGGAAGGACGAGATCTGAATTACTAAACCCAACGCTGAACGGCCCCGCCACCGGTGCTGACAGTTATGTTGATCTTAGATCCGGAGATGCACTAGTGTATAACCACGGAACCTTCTTATTTGATTATGAGAAAGCACTTAGAACCCAGTCGATGATAGCTCACGTTTTTGATCTTGAAAAATTACAAAAGCTTTTTAGAATTAATATCCCATATGAGAATTTCTTTGTTACCAAAGTTGAATTGTCTAGAAATGAATTACGCTTAGATGCGACTGACATAGCTTCATTTCATGATAAGTTTCTTAGAACTAAACTGGAGCTATCAATGGTAACCCCATCGGTGATGCACACAGACCCAGCACCCGAACTTGAATATGTGGATTATCCAAAGAATTCTATAAATAAATTCAAATATCTTGGAGGCAAGGACTCGGGGGAAGCCGGCTCAGAAGCGGAAATTTACGCTGAAAGAAGTAAATATTTACGGCCGGGGTTTTTTATTGGCGGCTCATCGAAGGCCTCGACCTTAAAGTTTGTTAATTGGGATCTCGCAAGAACAGAAAGCGCCCGACTCACCAATGTTAATAATTTAGATGATGTAGTCGAAAATAAAAAGCTTGACTTTGAGTTTCTTGAAGGTACCGACCGTCGTTATCTGCGTGTCTATGATGGATATAGGCTAATGTGCTTCAGCTTTTTCGATGTTATGGATGATGATGTCGCTTATTATAACACTATTGAAGTCGATGATGAAGAACGCAGTACCCTAATTGAGACATCAAACAACTTAGGAGAAAGGAAAACTTGTTATTCTATAACTATTGAGGTTGAAGATCAAACACAGCTGTCTTATGACAATTTTGTATCTTATATAGTAGATGTATATAATTCTTTTTCTGAATACTATGGATATGCCAATGATATATGCAGTTTTAACAATATAACAAATGAGTTCAATCAATTCTTTATTGATCAGATAGAAGAAATATTCCCAGATAGTGATATATGGGTCACAGCGGCATACCTGGCAAATGCTTTAGGTGAGTTGTTGTTTGGAGTTACAGGTACCGAAATCGACACGGATGTTTTTAACGAGAAAGTCCAAGAAACTGTAATAAAAATTAGCCCCAGAACTGGTAACTTATTTCAACTAACCGCTTTTGCTGATCAATTTAAAGCAGTAATTGATTACATAGTAATTAATGATCTTGAGACCAGCAGCGGAGTGGGCGTTGGTACCGGTATCGCAACTCCATTTAATAGGATGAAGGAAGTATTTCCATCCGATGATGGTGAAGACATCGGAAAAAGAAAATTACAATTTTACAACGAAAAGCCAATTTGGGAACCAATTTCCGGCGATGTCACTCCAGATGATATAATTTTGGAAGACACCTCGGTAGACCTTAGCTACAATGCACTTCCAGAATTTACAATCCCAATAGGAACAATAGAAGCAATCAATTTCACTGCAGATCACGACTTTGGCCCCCTGGGCGGCCTGTCGATCGCCGAAGCCGGCTCCTACTCCGAGGACGCCCTAGTCCGGGATTCCGTCACCGGCGCCGGAGTCATTGGAGGGGAACTTTATCCGGATTGGTACGGCGCCTATGAAAGTATATCTGATTTCTTGTCAAGCACCGACAGCCGAGAGGGTGTGAGCGCATATGAGACTGTATCAAACGCAGCAAAAGTAGTTGAACTCGTGTATTTCCCCTCTACGGGCCCGGGCGGACCCGGTGCAAGGATGATGCTGAGTTATTACCATTTAGACTCATATGCGACCTCCACCGGCCTCGGCTTCTTTGGCGAGTCAGAAACATTAGGTGAATTCAGGGATGTTATTGTAGGACAACTAAAAAGTAAAGCCTTTTTTGGTGTTAAACCTGAAGGAGATGTAACCGAAGATGCATTTGAGGCTGCTGCACCGACCATGGCGGCGTATTGGCTAAATAAGATAATGAAATATACTACAATTGATGTAGATGTCGATGGATTTCCTCACAACGCCAACATATCTGACCCAGCCCGACAATTTGGTAGACTGAGGCCCGGTATACCCGAAGTCATCTCTGGAACCGACTCTAGCGACGCCAACGATCAAATAGCTAAACGAAGGTCATACCGAACTGTTATAAGATGCTTGGCAGTTTTAGAGCGACTTCGAATAGCTCATTGGCGTGCTTTTAGTACGCCAGGCCCAGAGGAAGTGGCAGGATATACCAGCGTAAAATTCTATAGCGCGGAATATCGACACTTTAATAACTTTTTTAGTTATTATTCTAGTGCCGGCACGGATGAAGATTTTGTATTTGATCTGCGTAACCACTTAATGAGCCGCTCTTACTGGACTACTCATGAATTAAGAAGAATCTTATCTAATGTTGCCTCGTCCGCGCTCTCAGGCGACACAGAGACTGCTTTGGGAATATTAGAGTCATATGGTTTATCTGATTTTATGAACCCTGATGATCCTTACGGACCTCTGACTGGTACTCTCGGAAGCTCCAAATTGGAACATGATTTTTCTACAATTGAAATAACAAGTTTATTAAGTGAAATCAGTTGAAATCGAATAAAGGTTATTAGGGTAATTCCTTATAACTATTAATTTTAAAAAGGAATAAATTTTAATTTATTAAATAATTATTTTAGCGTACAACAAATGTCTGACTATTCAAGAACAAATAACACCCCATCACAAACAGATTCCGGAGGCTCCCGCCGCGGCGGTGATAACACTGGCTATCAAAAGCTTAAACTAATTTCGAAATCTGGGCCCGTAACACTATTTTCCAATCCAAATTCAGTTACGATAGAAGCTGCGAACGAACTTAAAAATGAAGGATATATGACACTAAATAATATTGGCTTAGATCTTGTTGATAAATGTGAAGGAACCTTAAACGCTATAGGGTTCGCTATTGTTGAGACAGAAGAGCTTTCTCCCGGTCTTGCCGGCAGCTTAAAAGATTTTTCTCTCGTAGGTTCAACCAATAAAGATGAAACTATCAAAAATTCAAAAATAGTTGATCCGGATTTAAGTACGTTGACGCCGGTAAAAGAACGCGCAGGGGATAAGTTTAAAGATCAAAATGATTCATTTTATGATTTAGACCAAGAAAGAAGTCAAGCCATTAAAAACATAAATAAAAAAGAAAAGTTAAGATCACAAAAATCTCGTGCCAAAGTAAAACTTGCTGCAAAAATGACTCAAAGTGTGAAAAAATCACATAATAAAATGCTATCCAAAACAAATAAAAGGAACATCAAAAGATGAGCTTTTCCCCAGAAATTTCGACTTCGCACGCGCAAGTAGTTAATGTGTTTACAAGATACAATGCCGGCGAGCCTTTTCCCTCCTACGATATTTTTCTTGAAGAGAATATTGCCATCCGCACCCCGATTAATTTTCGTGCCACACCTCTATCCTTGCCAACTTTACTTTCGTTCGATAGAGGGCGTGAACCTGCATATGCAACCGAAATTCGAGACATTGGCGCCGATTATCTTATATATTGTATAAAAAGTGTTATAACAGAACCGCCAAATCTTTCTAGTGCGACAGACAGAAGTGGTTTTTTTGCATGGGACGAAGGCTTTTTGTCCACCATAATGACCCGGGTGTGGGCTTACGAAAATGGCCTTCCCGGCGCTTCTGATAATTACCTCCAAGTATATCAAACCGGTCAAATATCCGACGCGTGGTACTATAAAAATTCAAGTGACCAAAGCCCCGGCCGTGATGCGATCCAATTTTATGAAACCGAGTGGGCAGCTGCCCCTTTCGATGTGTTCTACGCTGATATACGTTATGCATTAGGAGTAACTGAGCGTGAGCTGCTTAACTTCACCGATCGTAGAACCCAGCTTTCGATTACGCAAGTATTATATTCAACGAAAATCATCAAAGTTCGCGGAGACACTCCTTTTCTGACAGATGAAGACGGACTCTGGCCCTCCCCGACAGAGATGACTGCCGTTCAGCAAGCCCAGGGCAGTTATCCAAACCACGGTGTACCCTACCCTGTTGAAGGGGGAACCGCCGGCGACGTGGAATTATATAACAACACCATTAACCATCATTATGACAGTGGGTATGACTATGTTAGACAATCTTTAAAAAGCACATTCAAAACACCCGCTCAAATACAGACAAATAGCGAAGAGTATGTCGCGAGTATAGTAACAGGAATTAACGAATTATTGTCAACAACTTCCGAAGCTCCAAAAGGATCCACCACCAGAAGACAAGCTTCGCCCCGAGCATTACGTGAAAATTATACAACTTTCGCACAGCTTAGCAGTGAGTCAACTTCTCCGAATACAACTACCCCCTCGCCCAGCACAACTATTAGCATGCCCGGCGGTGGCGGTGGAGGAGGAGGTTCTTACTAATGCCTAAATACTATAGCGGCCCAAGCAGCCTAAAAAATTCTTTATACCTAATTCCCACAGATACTATTTGTGATATTAATAACCTTAATACAGGCGCGGACTTATTGAGAAGAATATTTGGCTCATTTTATTACTATTCAACAATTCCTAGTTCTGGAGATAAGTCAATTGCGCTAAACGAGTATACCGTGCAAAAAGTTGAAAATTTAGTTGGAACAGAAATTCACAGAATTACTCCCGATGATTGTGAGTTAATACAATATGCGGAAATAAATCCAGCCAGAATACAAGTAATTGACAAAAATGTAGACATCCCAAATCTTAAAATACCAATAAGATTGTATGCGGATAAAAACAATAAATCAGTTAAAGGCGATTATCATTGGAAACAATTTTTATTTGGCGGCCAATATGCTGGCCAAACACTACCAAAGAGATTAAATTCACAAAATATTCACTACGATTCAACATTCTTGCTTACGGTTCCTGCTGATTATCTAGAACAGCAGGCATATGAGTCTTTGGGGATCGATATGCCGTATTACTTTACAAGGACTAATATTTTTTCAAACTATTATGATTACAGCGATAAAGTGCAAAAATATCAAGATTGGTCTAATAATTTAGAATCTGAACTTTTGATGCCAAATTTTTATGTTGTTAGTGAACATTTTCGTAAAGCATATGCTGAAACTGCCATGGAGGATGGACTCCCGGGGTTTTCCCCTATAACTGTCGACGAAGCCGCGACTCGCGAACAAATTAATTACTCACCCAATAGACGCAAAACTGACAATTATCATTTTCCCCTTGGGTATTACTGGAAGGACCTTGGCCAAGATCAATATTTTGGTGAGTTTTTTACGGAAACAAACAAAAATTCCGAATTTCAACAAGCTGCATTGAACAGTATGCAAAATATTGTTTTTGATCAACATTATTTTGCATACGTAAAAGATGATTTAAGGCGAAAGTCGGCTGAAGAGCCTTTTGTTGAAAAAGGTATAGAGAAAAAACTATCAACCTTTTTTAATATTCAAATTAAATTTGATAGACACACCAACACAGTTATTAGCCGCGGCGCCCCCTGGCCGGATTACGGACATTCTATTAGCATCCCGCACGAACATAAAATAGAACCAAACCAAAACCAACAAACATTCAGAAGATTAATTCAAAGTACAAATTTTTCATCTAGAATGCTTGAAATTTTAAAAGATATTGATAGTGGTGAAATTACAGAAATACCTAAGAAGCGCTTGCCTTTCAATTACTGCATAACAAAAGATTCATTTGAGTATACAGACGGGAAGCCTTCGGCTCCAAAGCCTTCGGTAGCCGAAAGGCCAGATAGCTCAGTGGGTCTTCACAGTATGAATTTTATGGACTTCCTGTCATACACTTACAACAATTACGATGTAGCCCTAAATGATAACTACATCTTTGCAGGTCCATCA